GCCAATGGCGTAGAACTGAAGCTTTCCATTGAACCTCGGCTCCAGTCCGAGCATGTTAAAGAAAACGGGAGCGGGGTCGTAAAACCTATAGCTAGCCATCAAAAGCTCCTGTTATTTCTTGGTCGTCTGCTGGGACGAAACGGTCGATGCGGCGCGTGAAGTCCGCTCCTGGTTCAATGCTCGCATAACCTGCTGCTGTTCCCGTGCTTTCAACGTTTTCAGGACGGCACGGATAGTTTCCGGCCCTTCCGACGTGAGTAGCTTGGCGACATCATCAGCTACTGGTTCGGTAACCCCACCAGCCCGCTGGATGAGCTTTCCAACCCGACTCATCAGAGCCGCGCGAGGCCCCTGCGTTACAACGTCTGCGACAGCGCCTGCTGTGGTGTCAGCAATATCCGCCTCCCTCATCGCGGTCGGGGAGCCGCCCAGAACAGCGCGATTCGTGCGAGCCATGCGCTGCTCACGCTCGAACTGTTTAGCCAGTCGGACAAGCTCATCCTCGTTCTTCACAAGCAGCTGGAGTCGGTTCCTGGAATCCGCATTACCCCACAGGGAGCGGGCGAAGTCGGCGGAATCCACCTTGGGATCGACCTTTCGGGATAGGATCGTGTCAATCGCACCGCTACGGTAGGCATCCTGTTCTGCGCCACTGAGCGCTGCAAAGTCACGGCGAAGCTCGTCTACCGGCTTGCGAAGAATGTCCGCGCGCCCGTTATTGATCGCTTCCTCAATCTCGATATCGCCTTTGTAGAGCTCTCGGGCCTTTCGATAAGCAGGAACCTCCGACTCAAGGTTGTTCACGATGCGCGTCTTGAACTCCTTCAGCGCCCCGCCGAGCTGACCCTCACCAGCCTGATATGCCTGCCTGATGTCGTCATCCAAGGAGGTCTTCAGTAGATGCAAGTCCTCCACGGTCGGGGTGCGCGCCAGGACTGGACCGGCGTCAGTCTGCTTATATAGCGGCTCGTACTTCTCTCCGCGAAGATCAGCAACCACAGCACGGCGGTCAGCTGCCTTCTTGATGATCGCAGAAACGCGCGGATTACTCAGAAGCTCAAGCATGTCTGGATTGGTTACATTGCCATGCTCGAATGCCTTCCGATAAAGCTGGTTTCCCATCATCCGGCGGTTTTCGATCTTGGCATCCAGCTGGTTCAGGCTCTGTCCGCGCTGCGCCGTAGCGCGCTGCACGTCTTCTGAGACGCGGGCAGACGTTCCTTCGCCACGATTCGCCAGTCGGTCAACTGCCTTGGATGCCGCTTCACCACCAAGCGTCCGCGTGCTGTATAGGCGTCGTGATCCCATGTCGCCGAGGAAGTCAGCCAGCACTTCCGGCTTCGCAGTCAGCAGCTCGTTTCGCGTAAGTTCTGCCTCGATCTGTTCTGGCGTGGCGCCAGACCGGCGCAGCGTGTCGCGCACGATATCAAGGGCCTTCTCTCTGGCAGTGACCTGTACCGGCTTCTCTTTGGCCACAGCGCCGACCCGGGATGCCATATTGGTATCCACGGGTACACGTACCGTTTCGCTGACGGTATTGGGGCGAAGATAGCGGTATGCGGCGGGGGCGCCGCGAGCCAAGCCAGTTACGACCGGTCCAGCGGCAGCACCAATCAAGGCACCCTTCCCGGTGGAAGCCGCCTGCTGCTCGAAGTCACCCTCACCCGCACCAAGGCCAGCAACCGCACCCAAGCCACCGCCAACGAGGGCAGACTTACCAAGCGCGCGAAGCAACGTCGGCGCTTGAGTTGCGGCACGCGCCGGAGCCGCACCAGTGAGCAATCCACCGCCAATCTGGCTAAGCGTGCTGGCGCCCGGACTCTCTTCAGAGAATTTATCCAGGCGTGCGCGCTCAACGTCACGCGCCTGACGATAGGCGGCGCCTGCATCTTCACCTGATAGAAGCGCCTTCGCGCCAGCGCCCAACCCGGAAAGCTCATCAGAGAATCCAAAGGTAAGACCTTGACGGGCGCCACGCAGCGCCTGCTCAGTCGATTCAACCGGGATCTGCCAGGACTCTGGCAGGATGCCTGCCTCTACCAATTCCTGGGTCCTGGTCTTTACTTTCGGCTTCTGCTTTCCGGTGATAAGCCCACTCAGGGACGTATCCGCAACACGATCACCGCCGAATCGCGGCGCGGTGGTTTCTACCGGGTCACCCTGGAATCGTGGCATGGGTCAGCGCTTCCTATACGTCTTGCCGTCGTCGGGGTCAACGAACAATGCGCCACTCGGAAGCGCGTTGTATTCGGCCTCCGTGGTCGGGCGTGCGGCCTGCTGAGACTGTCCGGAGTTAGTCGAACTCTGCACGTCGCTGAAATCCGTGAACCCGGTCGCACGTTCCGGGTCGTACCCGTACTGCCTTGCCGTCTCCTGGTAGCGCTTGGCCACGTTATCCAACTGGTTACGGGCACTGGATGCCACCTGATCGGCCGACTGGACGAACTGACGGCGCTGGTCGTCGTTGAGTCGCTGACCATTCAAGGCGCGGTTGTAGGCGTTCCAGACCTGATCCGGGATGCCCGCCGCGTTCTGTGCGTTGGCAAACTCGCCCTCACGCACCACGGAGCCAGGATCCAGCATCTTCATATAGGCGAAGATCAGAGCAAGGTCATTAGCAGCGGATGGATTGTTCGCAGCGTTCCGAACCTTGTCATAGGAGACGAGGACGGAGCGCGGCTCAGCCACCAGCGCATTGACCTCCTTGCGCATAGCCTGCTCGTCCTTGGCCAGGTCGGCAGGCGTAAGCGCGGGCTTATCTGCAGGGCCACCCGGGATCGGGACGAGACCGCCACCAGGAGCGTACTGGTAACCAGAAGGCGCTTCCTGCTCTGGGCGAAGCTGTCCGCCAGGCTGGTTGAGCAGGGCGCCGCCCTGATTGCCGCCATAAGGATCTGGCGTGTTCGCAGTCCACGGTCGCTGGCTGCCGCCCGCTGCGGTTTCCTGCTGGACGATAGCCTGTTGAACCTGCGGAGGAAGGGACGGGTCCACCGTGAACTGGACTCCGCTGGCCGGAAGCCCGGAAGGGGCGCCGCCAATGTTTACCGGAGCCGCCGAAAGGGTGCGGGGGTTGACACCGAAATACCCGCCTTCGCCCTTCACCAACTGGTTATCCGCAGCCGCCGGGACGCCCGTATCCACCAGCTGACCACCTTGGATTGCCCAATAGTTCCCGTTCCCGCCAACACGGAGGGACTTCAGCTCATCCGCGCCGGCCGCAGCACCACCGGCCGCAGCCTTCAGCTGATGCAGCATGGGCAGCATGGTTTCGTCTGCCTGGTCTGGGAGCGGCGCATTCGGCGCGATTCCCTGGAAGAACGGTTTCACCGCCTGATACGCTCCCTGGATCTGCGCCGGGTTCTTGCTCTCGAATGCACGCAGCATGTAATCGGCTACGTTCCCGGCGCGCTTGGCCTGATCCACTTCACGCGTTTCCAGCTTCTCGCCCAAGGCAAAGCCAGTTTCCGGGTCGGCGGCGATGGCCTGCTGCACCAACCCCTGACGCTCCTGTGCCGGTGCCGCGTAGGCACGCGATGCGAGGTCGCGCAGCTGGTTCTGGCGCTGCTCGGTTTCTCGCGCCATACGATTCTCAGTGCCGATCTTGTATCCCTTCTGGATCGCGTCACCCAGGTTCTGGAACATGAGCTCTGCCATGTCAGTACCCTCGCGCCATGGTGAAGGGATTCTCGCTTCCGAAGGAGTAGATGCTGGTGCTGCTGTTGGCCGGCTTCTGCTGGCGGTTGCCCATGTACTGGCCGAATGCCTGCCCCAGGGTGTTCAGGGTGTTGCCGTAGATGTTGGCCTGGTTGATGGCCGCATCCGCACCGATCTGGCCCTGTCCCTGGTAGAGACTGCCGATCCGATCCGCCGAACCCTGCGCAGCAGAACCCGCCCCTACAGCTGCATTCTGGCCAAGGCTTGCAAGGTTGTAGAGCCGGTTGAACTGATTGCCGTACTCCTGCGAGGCCAAGCCAGAGGCAAGCTTGATCCGGTCAGAATCGGTTCCCGGCGAGAGAAAACGCCCCCGAGCCGCAGCGCTACGGTCCAGCGCCTGCAAACTCTGATCCTGGATGAACTGGTATGCAGGATCGGAGGCAAAGGAGGAAGGATTGGCCATCAACGAATCCAGCCGCGACAAGGCGTTGGTGCCCTGCGTCAGATAGGGCTGGATGTTCTGCTGTTGCGCCAGTCGCGCCTGTTCCTGTTCGGCCAGCGCGGCATCCTGTGCCTGTCCCTGCGACTTGGCGGCTTTCTTGGCCTGCTTGCTCTGGTAGGCGCTGGTCGCCACGCCCACGGCAGCAGTTCCCACGGCAACCCACGTCATGCGTAAGCCCTCTGTAGTTCGTTTGAAAACTCGGACTGCTCAATGAGTCCTTCCGGTTCGATGACGTATGCTTCGATCTGTTCAAGATCCCGGCTGTTTTCGTGGTTCAGGTGGACCGTGAAAAACACACAGTCGTCGTGGGTATACAAAACCCGCTTTGCGCCAGGCTGCGAAACCCAGGTATGCGGGGCGGAAATGGTTTCCATGCCCTTGTCGGTATTGATCGTTACGGTGCCCTTGGTCAGCAGTACCAGATGTTCATGGCGATGTGTTTTGCCGACAACGACATTACCGGCCGGAATAGCCAGTTCCCGTCCATACATACCATCGGCGAAGTAATGATTCGGGGTTACGTCGATTTGCGGAAGACCCGCAATAACCGACTGGAGCGCCTTGATTTTCTCCAGACTGGGGGCCGGAGACGTGAGGTTGTAACTGACGTTCAAAACCTCGACAGGCTGCATGCCATAACCCTCTTGTCCGTTATCAGATAATACGCTCATCCGGGCGTTTCCGTCATGTATGCCACAGCTCCGAGTAGATCTCGCTTCACCGGACTAGCTACACGCATTTTCCACACCCGGTTACGGAATGAGCCAAGCCGGTTAAAACGAACCCGGAGGTTATATTGGCCAATTTCGCCAAGCGATGCTTCGCGCCAGTTTGACCAGTTATGTCCACCGTCGTCGGAGTAACAGATCTCCACTTTTCGATCCATCAGTGCGCACCTCGCCAGCTGACATTGGTAACGGTTCCCGTTGCACCAGTCGGGATGCCGGCAAACGGGGTCAGGGTGGTCCCGGTAACCAGATAGACAAACGGGGACGCCTGTGCCGCAATATCACGCGCGATGGCGAAATACGGACCATCCAGTTTCAGGGCACAGCGTTTGTTCGGGCCAATCGTGGTAATCGTCGCCGGGTAGGCCGCAAAGTTGATCGCATTCACGCCTGCGGCAGGATTGATGGTCCAAACCGTCACCGGGCCATTGGCCAGGAAGGCCGTTCCCAGCGTTACAAGCGTGGTGTCATCGGCGAACCAGCCGCCACCCGTGGCATCCGAGAACGCGCCCGACAAGGTGACCGAATCCACCACCGTCATGTTCGGGCTGCCAGTCGTATCGACCAGCGACATGTTCGTGGAATTTCCCCGGATCAGGTAACGGTTGTTCTGGTTCGGCACCCAGGCCAGCGTGGCCGTCTGGTCGGCGCTGTTGATTCCGCCCTTACCTCCGGACAGGACGCCCGTGGCCGCATCGAAGTTGTAGACCCAGACGCTATCAGCCGTGTTTCCGTTGGAGCAGGCCAGCTTGGTCCCATCCGGCGACCACTTGACCCACACCGACTGGTTCGCCTGACGCACCACCGGGTCCGCGATCTTGGTGAAGGTGTCTCCCGTCCGTCGGTAGACGAACACCCGATCCGACGTTGCATTCACGCCGATGGCGACGTAATCGCCGCTGGGATGCCAGCTGGCCGACCACGGGCCGAAGCTGGGAAGCGTGGCCGGAAGCGCCAGCACGCTCCAGGAGTTGGTGACTCCATCGTATTTCAGGAATTGGATCCGGTTAGCGACAGCGGCATCCGCATCCGCGCCGATCAGATACAGGCCGTTCGGGGACAGGGACACCACATCGATGACCGGACCCGCTACCCACGGGATGTTGGCCGGCGCGATGGTCAAGCTAGCCGCAGGCCCAGTGTAATGGCGAAGGTTCGTGGCCATCATGGCCGCAGCCGAGATGACGGCCGAGTCAGGCAACAGCACGACCTGACCGAACGAATCCTCTGCTTTCACGACCCATGAGTAACTCCCGGCCACCGTGTACCCGAAGGTCACCAAGCCAGCTGAGTTCATCACCGCGCCTGGAGGCAGCGATCCGGAGGCGATGGACACGGTTACCGTGCCAATGCCCCCCGTCACAAGGTACTGGTAGGTGCCGATTTCACCCAGGATGCCGTCCGCCAAGTCGCCAGACAGGCCGAGGGCGTCATCCTCTGCGCCAACCCCGGTGTCGAACATGAGCTCCATGTACGGGCATAGAGCTCGATTCTGGTTGCTGTGGGAGTATCCGGAGGTGCGTTCCGAGATCAGGAAGTTTCCATCTTCGTGGTAGACGCCCCACTTCAGTTCATAGAGCTTGCCCAACTGGAAGTCGCCGACGATCCACTTCCCTTGCCAGAAGGTAAGGGAGTTCATGCGCCAGCGGTTCAGTTCGTAGGATTCGCGACGGGTCCACAGACCCGACGAGAAGTCATAGCCCCAGGATCGGCCATCCGGGAAGGTCAGGTAATAAACGCTGTGCCCCTGGTCCTCCCAGACCTCAGCGAAGGCTTGCGACCAATCCAGCCCAGCAAACGCCTGCTCCAGCGGGACCGTGGAGATCTTCTGCTCGCGGTAGCCATTCAGGACGTAGACCGCGCCGTCCTCGGCCAGCCATGCCAGCGTGTTGTTGATCCGGGCCACCGAGTCACGGGAGGCGCACCCTTTGTTAATTACAACCTTCGTGTTCTGAAAGGTGTCGCCCGGCGTCGGATTCGCCGTATTGGCCGAGTAGAACTCAATGGTTGACTGATTGAATGCGACGATCTGACCCTGGGAAGCTCGGGCCACCACCAATCCATCCGGAGATGCTTCCGGGACGTACCGGTCGAAGGTATTGAAGTTCAGCGCATCGGCGAGCTCTGACAGGAAGAACCAACGCCCAAAGGGATCTGTGTGGACCATGTAGCCGTCGATGAAATCGACAAAGACAGAGCCTTCAAACCCCGGATCGGTGATCTTTGTCAGCGTGTTGGTGACGGTGTTCCAGACATACCCGGAGGAGTCCGAGTTGACGATGGTCAACTGGTTTCCGAAGGTGATCTGGTTGTGGGCCATCGACACGCGGCCAACGCCCGGGATCGCGCCACGATTGGTGGAGGCTCCACCTACCGCGACCTGGAACAGTGAACCGCCACCTACCGCAAACAGCTTTCCCTCTACGTCATGGGTTCCACGAATGGGACCAGATGCAAGGTTGGAATAGGTCACCAGCCCCGGGGGGCTGCGAAGCTTGGTTACCGTGCGCGTCCCGCTGACCTCTGCGGCAATGGGAAGCCAGTTCACCGTGTCCTGTACCGACCACGACATGGCGTCATCGGTGTAGAACCCGCCGATCAGGTCAATGGGCTGATACTTGGGCATCAGAAGAGCCAGGCCGAGGAACGGAAGTAGTCAGCGCCCCAGCTGTCGGCCCATGGAGCATCCAGGATCGGCTGGATCGGGGTAGCCACCTCCTGATCCCGAAGCAGGATTGCATAGCTGGACTGCGCAAGCGCTACGACATCCGAGATGTCGCCCAGCGGGATCTTGAAGCGGGCATTCAGACGCAATGCGAGGTTGTACCCGATGGCCTCCTCCGCTTCAGGAGGGACCGGCATTTCATCGTCTGGATTGTCCACATCGTTCCAGCCGAGCGAAAGCAGGTTCGCCTCCCAGCGCCTCATCATCATGTTCAGCTGGCGAATACTGACCTGCATGTCCTCGGCCGACACGGGACCAGCCGCATCCAGTACCCCGAGGTATTGCAGCGCATCTTGGACGACTTCTCCGACTTTGGACATTCCCGACTCCTGTAGGAAGAGAGGGCCCGAAGGCCCCCTCTTGGGTGTTGCTTAGGTCACACCGCCGTTCTTGCTCGGCGCGATCACGCACGGGATGACGACACCGAGGGTGCCGGCAGCCAGTGCCACGCCGATGACGCGATCCGTCGGAGCAGCCAGCGAGACGACCGCACGACCCACGGTATCCGTGGTCAGTAGGTCGCCAGCAGCCACCACGCCGCCGCACTCGACTTGGCCGACACCGAGGAAGCAGATCATCGTCTGGTCACCCACCAGCGCCGCCTGTGGGCTCTGGTTGATGCCGATGATCGTGTCCGCAGCAGCAGCGCCCTGGATAACGGTATTCGCCGCGCTGAACTTCACGATGCGATACGCGTTGACCGTGGCGCCGGCCAGATACGACTGGTTGAGGGCCTGCGAGTCATAGCCATTCGGGCTGTCTGCCCAATTGGCCTGACGGCGGTTGGGGATATCGATGTTGTCAGTGGAACGCTGGAAAGCCATGTTCAGTTCTCCTTATTCAGTGGGTTAGGCCGGCGGGGTCAACGTGCCCTGCTGCGCCAGACGGCACGCGAACTCGGGGCGAAGCGCACCGAACGCGCACATGATGTCGAAGCGCATGATGAACTGGTCGTTGATGATGTCCGAGCCCTGGGCGACGCGCATGGAGATGCCGTCGTAGACGCGACGCGAGCAGGGGCGGTCCGGGTATTCCGGCAGATCCACCGTACCGAAGGTGAAGGCATCCTTGACGTAGGCCAGCGACACGTCATACGGGGTCGAAGCCGTGCCCTGGACGCCGAGGTTGCCGGTGCCGGTGGTGGCGTTGGTGACGTTCTGCTCCGAACCGGAAGCCGTGAGCGCCGGGTAGATGCTGATATTGCCAGCGCCGCCCGCATAAGCCGCCGTGATGGTGAAGGTACGCAGGTAGTTCAGGTTCTGCTTCGTCTGCGGATGGACCGCGAACACGCCCGGGAAGGTGACGATATCGCCAACCGCCAAGGAGCCGGCACCAGCCGCCACGGCGATGGACGAACCCGTCTGGCCAGCCGCCACGGTGTAGGCACCGTTCGCTGCGCCACGGTTCTGGCCCGGCATCACGGTCGTGTTATTCCAGCGGTAGCCCGCCGCCACGCCCATGTAGCCCTGCTCATACTGGACCTTCAGCTGTTCCTGCGAGTTGAACAGGCCCTTCAGCACGTCCACGTAACGCAGGTTCGCGGCGGTGGACAACAGCATTTCCTTGTTGCCCTTGAACGCACCGTTATCCTCCTGGATCTTGCGAGCCAGGTTGGCGGTATACAGGGCGTTGCCCAGCGTGAAGTCC